GTCATTCCCTTACTTATAATTTGAATCCAAGTTAATCCAAAATACGCCTCCCATTCACCAATAGCCCCTTTATTGAGAAAAAAAGCAAGTTCGCCCAGTCCAGTTATGTTAAATCTAATCATAATTAGGATGCTGTTACGACCTCTGGAACACCTGAAATATCAAAGGTTCCCGAAAATGTGATTTGTGTGTTTCGTTCCGCTGTAAGCTCCAAAGCATTAAGCTGAGAATCGAAAAGGAAATACTTTTGACCCACTGTTTTGTCTCCAAAGATAGTAGTAAAAACTTTTCCTAAATCGTCGTACAAATCGAAATAGGAATAAGCTGTAGCCGGATCGCTTCCAAAATCTACGTCACCTGTAAAGGCAAAAGAACCGGACTTGTCTCCACCCTCCAGCCTTACACCCCAATCTCCTGAGCAGTTATTTCGTACTGTAATACCTTCATTAGTCAACGATAGCGAACCCGAAACCTGACAAACCACAGGTAAGCCCCTCCACTGAAATACAAAAGATTTACCTAATTTGTGTGTTGCCATGATAAATTTCTATGATTGAATAATAATATGACTAAATGTAATTCTTTTTCTGAATACTACCAAAGATTGACCAGGTTCAACAAAAGAAGTGCTGGACACCTTGGTAGTTGATAGCACCTGAATAACCGAATTATCAATATTAATTGATTGACCCGTGAGTAGATTTACCTGTGTTTGAATCTTGTCAGAAATAATTTCGCTTGTGAGCCGAGATCCTGACCCATTCGGAAACTTTGTAATTATGTCGAGCGATATTGTTGCGGTTTGCCTGAATGTTGAAAAGTTGTTAGAAGTCTCGACCTCATTTTGATCTGTAATTAGAACATAAGCCTGACTAGCCCGATAGGTTGCCGTTTGCTGATTTGGGTTTACCATTTCATCCAAAACAGGAATCGTAACACCCTCAACAACTAAAGGAGATAGTATATTGAGATAAGCAAGTCTTAGCAGGTTTGAAACTTCTTTCATAATTATCTAATAGCGTTTGCAATATTAGTGTTCAAATCAGAAACTAAATTAGCTGTATTTCTAATCCATGCAGGAAATAAAAACGGCCTCCCTCTTAAGGTACCCAGACCATTCTTGAAAAACGTCATCGCAATGGCCCGCATTTCTGAAGTATAGCCCGGACCATTCAATATTTGTACCGCACTTTGTCCAGTGCCAAATTCCGCATACGCGTCAAAATCCTGTGTTCCCTGAATACCGATTACAAATGTAAGCCCATTGTTTGAGGCTACCTTGTCAATACGCTGCTTTAGATTTAGAACGATTCCATCGACTTCTGAATCCAAAGAGGTTCCGGAAAGACTTCGTGGAGCTGCGTTTTTTGCCTCAAAATCAATCGCTGAAGCAGTTGAGGCCAAGGTTCTTTTTGCTGCATCAATAGCCAAGGACCCCCTGTTATTAATATCCCGCAAAGCTGAATTTAATCCTATGACTCGAACTGACATAATTATAATGTTGATCCTGTAATGATATATTCCCGGTGTTGTCGCTCATCATTTTCCTGAATTGACTTTATTTGAATATCCTTACCCTTGTACGTTATTCTCATCGCAACCGTTGGAATGAATGAATTTCTGTATTGAATCCTAAAGGTATAAATCAATGGTAGCTCCATTTGACCAGCCTCAGTAATATTAGAGGCTTTGGTAATCTTGACCGCTGCAAAGGTTGTGATCAGATTTACGAAATTAGGAACCGTACCGCCAAACCCATCCGAAATATTCTGGAATGACTTGAAATTAATCTTTTGGTCGTATGATCCTGATTTCATCCTATGAATGAGTGTCTATACTTGTTTTCCTTATTGATCGAGCTGTTTACAGTCATATTTATTGCCTGTGTAGTTCCGTTTTCCCGATAGCTGTAACCGGTAGCAACTCGCATAAGAATCGCTAGTTTCAAGTCAGCAGGCAAAAAAGAATATCCAGCCTCATACCTATAATCCTTGTTATCGTCTTCTTTGTCCCAAGATTTAGGCTCTACATAAGGCAATATTGGGTATATCTTCTCATGATCTGTATTGCCTGTTATCTGAATAGTTTTCAGTCCGTAGGCTCTTCCTGTGTAGCTCTCGGACTCAGATCGTGCCGCAATTATGAGTAAAATAATAAGCGAATCCCAATCGGGATAGTCTATCTGTAAGAAAGATTTAGCCTCCTCTAAACTTACAGGTTCGTTTGCTAGATCTGTTATTACTTCAATTTGTAGCATAGTTGAGCTATTTTGGTTTGGTAAATATACTTATTTTTTTGGAGCTTCTGGTAGAGGCATCCAATGGGTAGCGTCTACTATGCAATATAAACCCTCGCCATTGTCATCAAATGATCCCAATCTATTGTAAACAAATCCTGACATAACCACGCCGTTAAAAATAATGCATTCTTGATACAATTCAGGCTTTATATCTTTTAGTACCAGCCATCCATCCGAAACCACCGTATCAATAGCTATTCCTAAATCTGTTGGGTTAACCATTCTTTTTGATTCTCCTAGTTCACCATCAAATCGCCTCCATTCATTGTGCTCAACTAGTATCTGTTTCGCTTCTTTAATAGTCATATCGCTCTTTAGTTTAAAATGGTTTTTCTTCGTTATCAATTATTATTTCAGGATTGTGATTTAGGTATATTTTAGACTTTAATTGCCTCTGACTCCACCATTGACCCGAAATAAACCATCTATTCGGATGCTGTTTTTTTAACTTTCGCAATCCAAAGTGATTTATTCCAGATTTGAAGGGCATTCTGTAAAGCTCAAGATCCGATCCATAACAATATCCTTCAATACCTTTGATTAACCACTTTGATAAAACCTGCTTATTTTCCTTCATTGTTTGTTTTGGTATATGGAATGGCGTATATATCGGTGTTATAATCCAGTGAGGGCATCACAGCCAGCATCAACCCTCATTCCCACTATTCCTTTCTTTTATTTTTTTCCAACGCTCTTTCGCTCTTTAGGAGCGATTTGGATTTGCAGATTCAAAGGTTCAAGCCACTTATTTATTTTTTCAATGTTTTGAACCAGCTTTCTTTTAAAATTGCTCGTATTTTCACCGAGTATTTCAGAATAAGATTTCCAAGTATATCCTGATTTTTTAACTTCTTTGTCTATCATTTCAATAATTTAATTTTTGTATCAATTAAAGAAATATCCCCCATATCATCAATATCATTAATTAGCTTGTCTAACTTAGAGTCAGAAGCAACCATGATTCTAACTTCAAGAGTATCTACCACTGTTTGTAGATCAAATATTTCTTTTTCAATTCTACTTATCTCTTTTTCAGAATCCGCTATCATTTGTTTGTATTCTTCTGGCACAATAAAAAATTCAGAAAATGTAAAATGAACTCCTGTCCTATTTGCTACATTCCAACTATTTCCCAACCAGTCCTCACGAGTATTTTTATTAGTGCCGGCCTTTAATGCCTTGTCTAAGATTATTTTTTTTAACTCTTCTTTTGATTTTATATCAAAATCATTGGAAAGAACTTTGTGGAGCATAAATACATTAATGTTTGCTCGATCAGGCTTTGAATTACGCAAAGCTGTTATTTTTCCTTTTGCGACCTCAGTCATTTTATCGACTAAGAATTTTCTTTGTGTAGAATTCATATTATTAATATAATCTCCCTTATTCAGAGAGGTGTTTTTTTTTATTTATTAATGCAATCCAAATTTTATCCAAAGTCTTGCTTTGTCCAAATTGAGCTTCTAATGAACGACACTGCTCAATCGCATATTCAATATCTGATCTATCGGTGCAGTTACTTACTTTGAGGTAAGGGTTTTTAGAAATTTCGTTTGTTAGTGTCATGTCTCTGTCTATTTGATAAATCAAAGTACGTAAATAATTACGAACAAAACAAGCAATCAAAGAATTATTTTCGTAATTAATTACAAATATTTTTTCCTCCCTTCAAAAAAATAAAAGAAAGCCTCTCCGAATAGTTGAGGTTGATTTCCTTGAATCCCTCACCAGATTATAACACCAGCTATACCACAGCCTTGCCGCAGGCGCAACACAAGGCCGTCGCATAGCTGTCGACGTTAGCGGCCAGGCTAAAGACGCACCATTGGAGTAATATGTTCGCAAATATCGTTATCATAAAACTTTTCGACAATTCTATTAACGGCAAAGGCTTGTTCGACAATTGGAAATGAGGAAGCTATTGTTGCCCTGTCTAAATAAATTTCATACATAACACCGTTTTTAGGTTCAAATTCTCCACAATTCTCGATACATTCTTTTATCAGTTCAATATCACCATTGAGCTTTAAAACATCATTTACGACACCAGCTAAATCCAAATGGTAGCCGTCTGTATCAGCGTTGTAATCTTCTTCTTGGTAGTAATTTACAATAATCATTTTATATTTATTAAACCTTGGACTCCTAAAAGCGGAGAAGCCCGAACCGCTAACATGCAATTGGCAAAATAAAAGCCAGTAGCATTTGTGGTAAACTTGAACGGTAGGAGTAGGCTTTTACTTCGCCAATCGCCACCGTTAGTGGCTATTTAGTTGGAAGTACATAAAAGAATATCTCTTTCATCTGAAATCTCAAAATCATAATGCCAAGTTTCTGTTGTATTAGCAGTCAAACCATACGTTACAGAATTAAATGGTCTTAATGAAATTCCTGTTATAATTCTTGGCAATTGTTCTTTATCGGTATTTAAGTAAACTATTTGTTCAATTTGAAATTCTAATTTGTGTCCAGAAGATAAAACTGCCACACACAGCGGTTTTGACTTATTGCCACATTCGACTAAATTTAAAGTTGGTTTTGTGCTTTCTGACATTTGTTTTAAATTTAAAGATTAGGTCTTATTTTATCGGCAATAAGACAAAGCCGCAACCCGTTATACTTTATCCATTCATTAAACCTACCACTTTTTACCATATAATCCAAAAAAAAGCCCCCGATTTCTCAGAGGCTCCCAATCTATTTTTTGCTCAGTACTATACTGCTGAATCTAGTTCTTCAATCGCATCTGTAAGCAATCCTTTCACCAATACCTGCGTATCGTTAGCGGAAACGAACTGAACTAGCTCCTGCTCAACCAATACCGTTTTCAGGTTCTTGACAAAATCGTCTCCAGACATTTCAATTTGTACGGTCATATTACCAGTGAAGCCGACATTAATAACACTCAAGTCACCGCCCATGAAATCAAAAGATCCCAAGTTTGCTTCTGTACGAATCAAAGGCACTCCGAAAGCGGAAACCTCGCCTTGAGCGTTGATCGTAACCCCTGCTGGCACAATGTACCTGCCATCAACATCCTTTGTGGATAGCAGCACATCAACAATACCGCCTTTTACATAGATACCGTTCGTAACTCCTGAAGCTTTTCTAACCTGTGAAATAACGCCCAACATCACATCCCATCCTGTAGGACTTGCGACATTACCGTTCAAATCTCCACCCGTGAATAATGTAGCGTCTAGCATTACGCCTTTTAAATTGTTACCAGTTCCATCACCTGTAAAGAGCTGGTTTTCGGTTGCAATATCAACACGCTTCATCATGAAGTTTTGAATGTGCGAAACCAGTTGAGGCAAGTACCTCAAGAACTCAGTAGTGATTTTTGAGAAAACAGCGATTTTTTTAGCTTTTCTATTTCTTTCCTCAAATCTTACTCCAATCTCGGTTTTTTCAGCAGCTTCAGCGATAAAAATCGGTGTACCCGTGGAATCCACCATCTCCATCCACATCGCGATAGGATTGTCTATCGCTAAAGATGCCTGAGAAACCCTTGTCAAATAAGAGGTGATTCTAGTACGGATATCAGAGATAATACCTGTATTCTGAGTAATTGAAACTTGAGAAGCAGAACCCGCTGCCTCAACGGTAGTATTAAGCCCAATCGCTTTTAGATTCAAGACTAAAGGCCCTGTCATTCTTCCCCCTGCTGCCAAAATAGAATCTATTTCAGCTTTCTTTTCTTTTGCAGCAATGTAGAAAGAATCTTCAAAACTCATTCGTTTTGTTTCTGCCTTTGCTCCAGGCTTATTCATGTTTGCAGAAAGCGTGTTTAGATCCTTTCGCAAAGCCTCCAACTCAGTAGCGTTCTTTGTACTTGCATCCTTATTTAACGCCATTTCTGAAATAATACCATTGGCTTTTTCAAATGCTTCAACTGCCTTTGCCTGCGCTCCATCTACATTTGTTTTTAATGCAGTCTGAGCGTCTTGTATTTGTTTCGTTACTACTTCAAAGTCCATTTTTAGGATTTTAGAATGTTAATTAATGATTTATATTGATCGGCTTCTAATTCCTTCAAAGTGTCTTTTGACGGCTTTAACAGTAATTCAAGTGATTTAAATTCTAGTTCTAACTTACTGAGTGTTTCATCTGTGCAATCCGAAGTCTGCAAGAATCTTTTTAGTTTTTCAAGGTAAAAAAATGCGTCTGCCTCGCTTTTTAGGTCTATTCGTGTCGTATCAGGATTCATACCGAGAAACTGAATAGCTGATACCTCCAATAGCATGACTTCTTTCAGGATGTTGGCTTTTCGATTCGGATCGTACATTTCTTTGATTGTCACGTAACCGTACGAATGCTGGTTAATAATTCCAGACTCAACCATTTTGACAAAATCAACTCCTTGGTTGTGGGTTCCTGCTTTCATCTCATAGCTCGCTGTCTGAGCATCTTCGTACACGTCAGTAAGAACACCGGGAACCATTTTTTTATCGTGATCTAAAAGGAACTTCATCAGCCTAGATCCCTTTGGGCCTCGTTCCATTATTGACTTTGCAAAAACTCCCTGCTCGGATATGTCACCGCCTAAGTCTTTAATATTGTGCTTTGCAAATTGACCCGTAACAATTCCCTGCTTTAGATCAACATCTTTGAAACCTACATCAAGCCCTTTAGTTAACATTTGCATATTCGTTTAGGCAAATATACATTAAAAAGTAATTATAAAAAAAACACCTCGTTAGATTTGACGAGGTGTTAAAATTGATAGTCTAGTTCCTATCAGTCAATGGCTCTAATTTTCTCCATTCGCCAACACAGTTAAAGATTGCGTCTCTTAATTATAGCAAAGGTTGTTTTTTGCATTCATAAGCAGCCCCACTGAGTAGGCATCCTCATAGCTTCTGTATTGGTGAAGATGAAAGTTTTTAGAAAATCTGTAAATCTTCATTTTCTCTATAATTTCCTGAATTTTCATGTGGCTTTCTCCTATAAACGTAAAATTACATTCTTCTACAAATAACAAATAAACTACCTGAGAAGATTTACCACAACATAATTCATCAATTTTATCAAGCAAATCAAACTTTTTATCACACTTGAAATGCTGTAATCCAGTTTCAAATGACTTGTCGGTAAAGTAAAGATTATAATTTTTCATTTTGTTAGTTCAAATATTATTTCTTCTGATCGCTTTTCTATTTTTACTAGGGTTTCTTTAGCCACATCATATTTAGCGTCTTGTATGCTATTATTAAAAGTTATACCTAGAATTTGTAAATAATCGTCTAATGGACACCCCAGTGGAGACCTCGGTATAATATCGCAAAGGTTGCCGCACGCGCAAGTTACCCAAGCTTCAGCTAAGTCACAAGCGTCAAGGTGTTCTGGCGATCCTTTTTCAGGTGGGTTTTCCAAAAGGGCATTCCAGTCAAATGATTCTTGTCCCTGTGTTTCCGTGTATGTTTTCATAATCGCTCTATATTTAAGTGAATCCAAATATAAACAAAATAGTTAATATTATTGTAATGCCTCTGGAAATCTTTCACGAACAAAATCCTCGGTTACAATAGCTATTGAGCAACCGCAATTTATTACCTGCTGCGCCAATGATTTCCCCCCTTGGCCTCGTGCTGCATTACCCGGAGCATCTAGCAAAACGCCTTCAATATTAAACGGGATACTTTTTGGAATAGGCTTCCCCTGCGCTGAAATATGGCTTTGCCGTGGTTCGCGTCTTGCACCTGAGTGAATCCAAAGTTTGTACATCTTTAGTCCTGTGACTAACTCAAAGTCATCACCTGATCGCATTAACCCCATGTTATTAGCTCGTGTTCCCTCTGTGATCGCTATGGCACGCGCTCTGGCTCTGCTTCCGATGGTTTCCGTTAGCAGTTGCTGAGTCTGAAATGGATTTAGACCTAATTCAATGGCCCTTTCCAGTATTTCCCTAATCTGGTTTCTAGTATTATCGTTTACGTTTGTGATAAGACCACCTAAGTTCTCACGAACCCAAACCCCAATCCAAGCTTTCCAAGTATTAAGAAACAAGTCGCTCATTTCAAAGTCCTTAGTTTTCTGCATCGCACGGATCTGGAAATAACCCCTTCGGGCCGCATCGGGAAAAACTTTCTGATAGTATTCCACATAAGCCGAAGTCATTAACCTTTCATCGAAAA